ACCGGCACCAAAGACTGACTTCAGCGGCGACCTGGGCATCGGCGCTGACGGCGAAGCCGCTGACGACCTGCCATTCTAACACTTAACAACGCAACGAAATGAAGACCGCTTTGACAGCAATCGCAATCGCGATATTTTATCTGCTTGCCGGAATCGTTCTGGCCTGGGCTATCGCGCAAGATGTCGAACCAAAGACGGAAGAACAGGCCGAAGCGCTTGCTGCGCTTTGCGTGTTCAGCACGTTCTTCTGGCCGATTATACTGCTTGTCATCGCGGTCTTCGCCGCTGCGCAACTTTTTCAACACAGACAGAAATGAAGTATATCGGAATAGACACCGGCGTCAACACCGGCATCGCCGTCTGGGACACAGACAGCCGCAGCTTCGACAGAATCGACTGCGCGAAGATACACGTCGCAATGGAAATCGTAAAGAACACGATTCTTGCAAATCCGCTGACGCCGGTCGTCGTTCGCTTTGAAGACGCGCGCCAGCGTCGCTGGATTCCCGACACGCATGACATTCGCCGCGAAATGGGACGTCGCCAGGGTGCCGGCAGTGTCAAGCGCGACAGTCAAATCTGGGAAGACTTTCTTTCAGACAACGGCATTCGCTTCGAAATGCGCGCACCGCGATACAACCATACGAAGATGTCAGCCGACGCGTTCAGAAACCTGACGAAGTGGCCGAAGCGCACGAACAGTCATGAACGCGACGCTGCGATGCTGGTCTTCGGTGAAACGACGCTTCATCTGGAAACGCAATGCTAAAAATCTATACACCTGAAATTGTATTTGCTATGTCAATACTCAACAAAGCGCGAAGAACCGGCATAATCGAATGTCACAGAAGCAAGCAGGAAATGTCGCACGTCATCTTCGAAGACCGCGACGACTTCACTTTCCTTTTTTGGCATCTTCAGCTGTGCCGGTATGCAGCGCTTGACAGCGATGACGACAACGCGCTTTGGCGTCATCTGGTAGACTGCGCAATCGCGGCGCTTGCGCGCCGTGACTATGGCGCACTGAAGCGCACGATATATGAAATTGACAAGAACTTCAACGACGGCCGTGACGCCGAAGCGGAACGACTACGGCTTGAAAGCGGAAGATAACAGCAATGGCAGCGACTTCACAACCGACAGACAAAGACTTCATACAGGTCGAATCAGCGCGCAAGGGCGAACTTTCGCGTCTGATCCGAACTTCCGGACTGACGCTGTCACACATCGCACGCGGCGCGAAGATAGAACGACGTGCAGTGCGTCGTGCTGTCGATTGTGAAGGAATCCGCTTCGACACCGCTGTTCGCATCGAGTATTATCTGCAATGGTATCTGAACGGTGGTCGTGAAGTTGAAGAATCGCAGAAAGACAATGAATTTGAAGACTGAATCACACTGAATCATGAAAAAAACAAGACAATCAATCGAATTGAAATCGCTTGAAGCGAACACGGGCCAGCTTGACTGGCTTCCGAAGAATCCGCGACAGTGGACGAAAGAAGACTTGCAGCGCACTGTCGATTCGATACGCGAAGACGAAGATTTCCTTGAAGACCGGCCGCTGCTGGTCGTCGGTTATGGCGACAAGTACGTCGTCTTTGCCGGCAATCTACGCCTGACGGCATCGCGCAGGCTGAAACTGAAGGACGTGCCATGCATCATATACGAACCTGAAGACGACGTCACAGATCCGCAGACAATCAGACGCCGCGCGCTGAAAGACAACGGCAGCTTCGGCAGCTGGGACGTCGACGTGCTTGCAAATCAATGGGACGCAGACAAGGAACACTTCGAAGCATGGGGCCTGAATGGCGTCTGGTCGAAGGAAGACCAGGCGGCGACAGAAGCGGCTGAAGAAGCAAAGACAGTCAAGAACGACAATTTCAATGTTCCGCTTGGAAGCATCGAAGTGCGCTGCAAACCAGGCGACGTGTGGGTGCTTGGTGAACACCGTTTAATGTGCGGCGACAGCATCAGTCTTGACGATGTCAAAAAGCTTGTGGGGGGGGGGATACAATGAAGATTGACATTGGCTTCACTTCGCCGCCTTACAACGCCGGCAAGACACCGACCGAAGCGAAGCGCGGCCGCACGTCGAAATATGCGAACGATACTGACGACAAGTCCGGCGACGACTATCTGAAGCTGCTTATCGCATCGACGCAGAACACACTTGCCGTCGCGCAGTATTCATTCGTGAACGTGCAGCAAATCAGCGGCAACAAGACGCAGCTGATAGATTTCATGTCCGCAATGAAAGACCACTTCGCCGACACTATCATCTGGGACAAAGAATCGGCGCAGCCGGCAATGGCGCAGAACGTGCTGAACAGCGAATTCGAATTCATTCACTGCTTCAGCGAGAAAGCGACGCGCGCTGTCGGCGTCAAGCCGTTCCGCGGCACACTGTCGAACATTCTACATCTGTCGAACCGCATCGGCCGCGACACCGAAGTGCAGAAGTTTCACAGCGCAACGTTTCCACTGGATCTGGCCGCACACTTCATCAGCAACTTCAGTCGCGAAAGCGTCATCGACCTTTTCTGCGGCAGCGGCACGACACTGATTGCGGCCGAACAGCTGGGTCGAAAATGCTATGCAATGGAACTGGAACCGCGCTATTGCGACGTCATCATCGCACGCTGGGAGAAATTCACAGGAAAGAAAGCGACACTTGAAAGCTGACATCATAGTTCTTTGGATTCTTCGTCGCGGCTTGTCAGCAGCCGCGGTCTGACATATTACCGGCGAAATCATACGCAAGCACGCCGGCGGCAGCGGAAGCGAAGACCGCTGCTTTTTATGGAACACGAAATGGCAGACGAAAAACAGAAACAACAGAAACGCGGCAGTCAGCGACGCATTCCAGGACTGACGCTGTACGAATACAACATCACCAGCGGCGACGTCATACCGGTCGCGCACAGCGGCCGCGTCACGATGCGTCAAGGCTGCGTCTATTTCCAGGCGCTGAACCTGAAGAATGCGCAGCGCAAGGCCGAACGATTCTTTCTTCAGTCAAGCACCGCAACAATCAATGACATCATCAGCGCTGCACGAAAGGAAGCCGGACTTGAAACGACACAAGCATGACGCGCTATTACGACCAGCGCACGACACAGTGCAGCAGCTGCGCGCTTTGCGTGCAAGACAGTTTTCCGGACGGCACAACATACGACGCCTGTCGCGGCTACGGATATATCTTGCACGACGACAAGCCGGTCACAGATGAACGCTGCGAACGATATGCGACGCATGAAGACGTCGAACGGCAGCAGCGTGCAAACAGTCTTCGTGAAATGCAGCGACAGCAGCGAAGGCGCAGGAAGTGAAACGTCGAAGCAAACGTCGAAGTGAACACCGAAACAAACACCGAAACATGGCAAAGAAGAAACGACAACAGAAGCGGCAGCAGAACCCGAACAGCCGCAAGAACATAGAACGCAACATCGGCAGCTTCGCCGACAGACCAGGACTTGCAGCGGAAGCCGGCCGCAAGTCCGGCATCGTGCGCAAGAACCGCGCTGAAGTCGAACGGCTGCTGAACGAAAATCTTGACGAAGCATTGACGATGCTTGACGCAGACATGACGCGCGAAGACTTCAATCGCGTCGCGTCAGAAGGCCGCAATCAGATGCAGCGGATTCTTGCACGCGAATTCAGTGACCCACGCAAGGCGTTCGACGCAATCGGCTGGGCGTTCGACCGCGTGCTGGGCCGCAGCTTGCAGCAGATCCGCCAGCAGACCGACATGAACGTCAAGCCGGAAAAGCCGGTCATCGTATTCAAGGACATCGAACGGCAAGTCAAAGAAGCGTCAGAATCGCACGGAACTGACACGGTCGATGAATCTGTCAACTGCGACAAAGAATGACGCCACAGCCGCAGCAATACGTCTTCAGCGACAAGTATCAGCCGCTGTTCGCACCGCCAAAGACACGATACATTCTTGTCAAGGGCGGTCGCGGCAGTGGCAAGTCGCACGCAGTGTCTTCAGCGACAAGCTGCGCGACGTATGATGACGGCTTCAACATTCTGTACACACGCTTCACGCTGACGTCGGCCGAAGTCAGTATCATTCCTGAATACAAGGAAAAGCTTGACATCTTCGGCATCGCTGACGACTTCATCGTCAAGCGCAAGGAAATCATCAACGCACACACCGGCGGCACAATCTACTTCCGCGGCATCATGCAGTCGTCGAAGAATCAGATTGCGAAGTTGAAGTCGATTCATAACGTCAAGACTTGGATTCTGGACGAAGCGCAGGAACTTGTCGACGAAGCGACGTTCGACACAATCGATTTGTCGATTCGTGCAGTCGGCGCGTCGAACACGGTCATCATCGTCTTCAACCCGACTGACATCGACCACTGGATCTATCGGCGCTTCTATCGCGAAGCCGGTGTCGATGAAGACTTCAACGGCGTCAAGGGCGATGTCACCTACATCAGCACTACATACTTCGACAATCTGCCGAATCTTTCTGACAGCTTCATCGCACGCGCCGAACAGATGAAGGTGCTTGACTTCGACAAGTATGATAATATCTTCCTGGGACACTTCTCGCAGCGCCGCGCCGGCATCATCTTCAAGAACTGGGAACCGATACCGGCAGAACAATACCCCGACAGTCTGCCGCAGTGGTGGGGCAACGACTGGGGCTATTCCGACGACCCCGACGCGCTGGTGCGAATGTGCTACGATCCACTGACAGGCATCATCTACGTTCGCGAAATCGCGTATCAGCAGGGACTGCTTGCGCGTGACATCTGGCCGCTTGTCATCGCCGACGCGGCAAGCATCGGCTACAAGCCTGAAGAAGCAATCGTGTACGTCGACCCGTCACGGCCGGAAGCGCGCGACGAACTGCGCATTCACGGCGGCATAGATGCAACGTCAGCGGTGAACCGCGACAAGGCTGGACGTGTCGCATGGCTGCGCGGCTTCCGCGTGCGCTATGTCGGCGAACACATCGGCGCTGAAGTGAAGACGTACAGCTACAAGCCGAAGCCGCAGGATCAGTCGCACTACACTGACGAACCGTGCGACGGCAACGACCACTGCATGGACGCAATCAACTACGCAGCCGTGACGCATCTGCGCCGCTTGGGTATCACGAACAACATCGGCGAAAATTAGCGCAGCGCGTCAGACCGTATCATCGTCGGAAACGCGTTTCTTTGCGTCATAAATCAACGAATCATGTTTGGACTGAACATCATCAAGTCAAGCGAACTGAAAGCGCTGAAATCGCTTGAAAACGAAGTCAAGGGCTACTACGGCGACACCGGCGTCGTGAATGAATATCTGCAAATCATCGCGCCGCAGCTGAAGGGCCTGGAGCTGCCGCACTTCGACAGAATATCGCGCGACAAAATCAAAGACGCTTACGAAACGATTGCGCCCGTCAATGGCGTCATCAACTACATCGCTGACAATGTCGGCGAAGTGTCGAAGTATCTTGAACTGCGCGACATCAGGAAAGACCAGTACATCGAACGACACGCGATTCTTGAACTGCTGAACAAGCCGAACGACCGCTACACGCGCAGGAAGCTTCTGACGGCATGGGCCGTGAACAAGCTGCTGTTCGGTGACGCGTTCGTCTATGCGCCGCAGACCGCAGGAAAAGACCGCACGCCGAAAGAAATGTACATGATTCCAGGCCACCGTGTCGAAATCGACCGCGGCGGAATCGCGCAGCCGTTCAAGGGTATCAAGATGACCGGCACTTCCGGCAAGCAGGAAATCCAGCTTGAAGGCAACGTGTTCGAATCGTTCGACTACAATCTTGACGACACGTCATTCTTCGGCACGTCGAAGATTGTAGCCGCAGCGACGTATCTGACAGTCATCGACCGCGCAATGCAGCGCCAGGCGACGACACTGAAGAACGGTGGCCCGTCGAACATCATCACGCCGTCTGCGCACGCACCGGCGCCGGCACTGCCGCAGCAGGTAGACGACATTGAACAGAAGACGAACGCGCAGAAGAATGCAAACAAGAATATCGCGATGCGCACCGCTATCGAAGTCCATAAGCTGGGCGACAATCCGGCAGACTTGTCGATTCTGTCTTCACACAAAGACGCAATCAATGTGCTTTGCTTTGTTTACAAGCTGCCAGTCGACCTGTATCTGGGACAATCGAAGTACGAAAATGCGAAAGAAGCGAAGAAGACAATCTACGAACAGCTTGCGATACCCATGTGTAACGAATTCGCTGAAGACTTCATTCACTATCTGGGACTGTCGGATCAGTACGAATTGGCCGTCGACACAGACAAAATCGAAGTGCTGAAGAAGAATCGCGGCGAAACGCTTGACGACCTTTCGAAGATGCACGCATCGCTGAACGAACTGCGCGAAGCGAACAACTATCCGCGCATTGAAGAAGACTGGGCCGACAAGCCTATCATGCCGCTTGGCGTGCAGTTCGGCAGCGAAAGCTTCGACTTTACTGAAGAATAATGTCGAAACGGCGTATATCAGACCAGCAGCGCCGACATCAGGACTACTTGCGCCGCAAGGGTCTTGCTGTCGGTCAAGTGTATATGTCACGGCTGATTGCGCTGCGGCGTAAGGAAGTGAAGCGCTGCCTTGAAATCTGCACGAACTACAACGACTTCGGCGTCTGGTCGCGCATCATCGAAAACAATCTGAACGAAAGCGCATATCTGTACGATTGGCAGACAGGTCTGTATCTGAACGCCGGTCTTGAACACGCGCAGTCAGTGCAGCGCGACTTGACGAAGACGAAAGCCGACGCAGTCAGCGGCGTCTGGGAAACGGAACTGCGGAACTTCGCCGCACAGCGCTGCGGCCGCAACATCGTCAGCGTATCAGGAACACTGCTGAACGACTTGCAGAAGATTCTTGCGAACGCAATCAACGAAGACGTCAACATCGGCATCGAGAAAATGACGAAGCGCGTTCTGCGCGACTTCGCACCGCTGAACGAATGGCAGGCGCGACGCATCGCGCAGACTGAAACAATGATAGGTCTTGCGGCTTCCGGCGACATGGCCGCGCGTTCTTGCGACGTGCCGTTCTTGAAGGAATGGTGCATCAGCGGCGTCGGAAACACGCGCGAATCGCACGCAGAAATGGACGGCGTCACTGTGGATCAAGACGAATACTTCAAGCTGACGAATTCAGACGGCACGACGTGCATGATGCTGTATCCGCATGACACCAGTTCGAACGCACCGGCCGAACAGATAATCAACTGCGCGTGCAGCTGCATCAGAGTGCCGAAACAAGCGCCGCTTGTCGAAGACAGCGCTGCGTCTGCCGAAGAAGACCCGGCGCAGGAAGAACGCATCAAGGAATTGATGAAAGAACTGCCGACGGGCATCGCTGAAGCGGACAAGCGCGCAATCGCGAAGAATGAAATCGAACTGGAAAAGGCGCTGCACGTCAAGAAGGGCAAGCCGATGTCTACTGAAGAAGCCGATGAAAGTCACGCAAACCCGCTGCTGCGCACGTCGCGGTCGTATCGCGTCAACTGTCAGACATGTTCGCCGGCATACGTTCTGCGCACGCGCGGATTCGACGTCACGGCTGGCCCGAATTCGAAACGTGAAGGCAATTTAAGCTATTATCTTTCGAAAGGCAGTCATATCTGGGAAAAGTGGAAAAATGCTGACGGAACGGCCGCGAAACACACTTCGTTCATATCATGGCGCAATGCGCAGAAGTTGACAAAGATGACGCCAGACGAATACTTGAAATTCTACGAAGAACACACAAAGGCGACCGGCATCTATGAAGTGGTGCTGTCTTGGGACGGCGGCGGCGGACATTCAACGCTGCTTCAGCGATTCGCCGACGGTTCGCTTCAGCGCATTGACGCGCAAGTTTGGAGCCACGAAAAACTGACAGTCGCAGACGACATCTGCAAGCACGCAAGGGCGCAGACCCCGTACAGCTGCGACGGCATCATGCGCATCGACGACAAGCTGTTTGACACGAAGTTCGCGAAGATATTCAGGAAAGCGAAGAAATGATTTCAAGTGAACGAGTGTCGCAGACTTCCGTCACCTTGTTGTCGCGTAGAAGGAACACCGGCGGAAAGCCAGTCTTCATGTCTTCCGGCATCTGTACGCAGTAAGCGTCTGCGCCTTTATAGACACCCAAATAGGCAAGCTTCGCTTTCTTGAAGTTCTTCAAGTACCAGGCTGCGGCGCGTTTTATAGCTTTCGGTGTTTCCATGCCGCAAAGATACCGAATTTTGAGAACATAACACAAGGCCGTGACGGCCGCTTGTACTTTTCTTTCATCTTTACTTATGCACCGAACGGCTTCGCAGCGATGCGCGGCCGTTCTTTTAATTGGCGAAAAACGGCACAACGCACAAATCGTCACGCTGCGCACGATTCACTACATTCGCAGCAGTAATTTTCAAAGCTATGCCGAAAGAACTTTTGCACAAGCAGTTCAACGCACAAATCGAACACAAGTCTGAAAACGAAGACGGAAGTCTTCACATCAAGGCGTATGTGTGCGTCTTTGGCAACGTTGACAGCTACGGCGACATCATCGCCACGACAGCTTGCGACGACTTTCTGAAAAGCGAAGACGCCGACCGCATGAAGCTGTGCTTCCAGCACAACAGTCACGAAGTCATCGGCGTTATCACCGACAAGAAAGCCGACGCAATCGGTCTGCTTATAGAGGCGGACATTCTTCCCACAACGGCCGGCAAAGACGCGATTCTGCTGCTGAAGGCCGGCGCTATCAACGAATTCAGCATCGGCTACTACGCCGATAAGTATCACTACGAAAAAATGGACGGCTTCGAATACGACATTCGTGTGCTTGAAGCAATCACTATCGTCGAAGCATCGCCGGTGACGCGCGCTGCGAACCCGAAAGCGATTCTGCTTGACGCGAAGTCCGACGGCTTCCAGCGCGAACTGAACACGCTGACAGACGACCAGCTTGCGCAGCTGAAAGCTGCTATCGAAGAAGAAGAAGCGCGCCGTTTTATCAAGTATCTGTAAACATTCACTTTCTAAATCCATAAAACACCATGCCTGAAAACGACATCAAGAAGAAGGCTGAACAGCTTTCCGCAGAAGTGGCCGCTGCAAAGCAGCAGGCCGCTACGGCCGAACAGAAGGCCGCTTCACTTGAAAACGAAGTGAGGGAACTGAAGACTGTCAATGAAGGTCAGAAGACCGAAATCGACAATCTTGACAAGTCTGTCAAGGAACACGCGACCACTATCGCCGAACTGAAGAAGCAGCTTGCCGAAAGGCCGGCAGACTTCAAGCGCGACTTCCGCGAAGCACTGCTTGCAAAGAAGTCCGAAATCGTCAGCTTCGTCGAGAAGAAGGCCGACAAGTTCGCAATCAGCATCGAACTAAAGACTATCGGCAACATCAGCACCGGCAGCATCAGCAGCCAGTCGCTGTCGCTTCAGTCCGATCCGACCATTCACGCCGCAATCCCCGTCGGCAATGCTTTCATTCTTGCTCTCGGTCTGCGTCAGCGCACCGGAAACAAGCTGTCCTGGATCGAAGCATCTTCGCAGTCCGGCGCCGACTACGTCGCTGAACTTGCGAACAACGCGAATCAGTCCGACGTCGCTTTCGTCGAGAAGCAGCGCGCTTTCGGCAAGATTGCAACCTACATGACCATTTCGACCGAAGTTGAAGACTGGTTCGAACAGCTTTACAACTACTGCGTCAACGAGGGCGCACGCCTTATCGACGCAAAGGTTGACGCCGAAATCTATTCCGGTGCCGGCAGTGACGCGACCTATCCGAACAAGGTCTACGGACTGAAGGGCGCCGCAACCGCTTTCAGCGCACTTGCTTCGCACGCAGTTGAGAATGCCAATATCGCCGACGTCATCTTTGACGCAGTCGACCAGATTGCGAAAGAAGGCTACAATGCCGACGTCGCGTTCATCACCTGGGCCGGACTTCGTCAGCTGAAGTCACTGAAGGACAGCAACGGCAACTATCTGTACGACCGCGTCAGCGGAATGCTTGACGGCGTCCGCGTTCTGCCGTCTACGCGCCTGTCTTCCGGCGAACTTCTTATCGCAGACACCAACTGCGCAGAAGCGTATGCCGGCAACGGTTACGAACTTGAGTTCGTGCGCGACGGTGCAATCGACGGCTACAAGGTCTATTTCCGCAAGGCCGTGCAGGTTAAGGTACCCACGCCAAAAGCAAAGGGTCTTATCTACGTCGCCAGCACCACAACCGCAATCGCCGCGCTTCAGGTGCAGTCCTAATCTTCGGCAACAATGTCAATCTTGACAATTAAAGTCATCAAGTCACACGACGGTATTCAGCAAGGCGCGGTTCTGCGCTTTGCTGAAAATCCCGTCATCAGACAGATGATTGCTGACGGATACTATCAGCTTGTCAAGACCGAAGAAACGAAGATAAAGGCCGGCAATGACGACGAAGAAAGCGCGGTCAGCAAGGCAGTCAAGAACTTCAAGAAACGGCTTCGCAAATGATACGTCTGACAATCGACAGATGCGCTGAACCGCAAGTGTCGCAGCTTGCGATGTTAAAACAGTACGCAAGCGTGCCGGATTCGTCACGCGATGCGCTTCTGAAGCTGCTGCTGACGCGCGCGATGAAGACCGTGCAGGAAGCGGCCGACAAGTCGCTGCTGCCGTCCACACTGACACTGACAGTCACCGAACGCGAAGATAATGCCGCTATCAGGCTGTACCAGACGCCGGACACAATCGAAAGCGTCAAAGACGGCAAGGGCGAAGCGATAGACTACGTTCGCAAAGGCAATTCGCTGCTGCCGCGAAGCTTCACGGAAACAGTCGTCGTCACATACACGACACGGCCAGATCCGGCGCAAGCCGACAGTCTGTTCGCCGTCGTGCTTCAGTATGCGACGGCGCTGTATGACGGCGCATCTTCAGAAGAACTTGCACAGATTCTTTCGCAATGTTAAGACAGGCACAGAACGCACGACGATTCAATGACGCAATCACGCTTGCTTGGTGTGACGTCACTGAAGATGACTTCGGACACGCAGCTGTGGGCGAACCGCAGCCCCGTCTGACTGTCTATGCGTATGTGCGACAGATGTCTGCGACGAAAACGGCAATGACGTTTCAGCAGGCTGACATCATCGGCGTTGAAATCGAATTCCGCGAAGTGAACGCTGACTACAACAGAATCGTCTGGCGCGGTCATCAGATCCACTTCGCACAGCCGGAATCGGTCGACAATCGCGGCCGCTTCGTACGCATCACAGGCTGGTATCAGATTGATAACCCGAAAACGGTCTGACGTATGGCGAACGAATTTGTCAGTGTCATCGGTGACGACAAGCTGCGTGTAAACTTCGACAGATGCGCAGACCAGGTCGCGAAGGCTGCGAAGCAGGGACTGCGCACAGCCGGAATGCAGATTATTGCATCAGCACAGCGTAATATGCGCACGGCCGGTCACGGCGGTCTGACGCTTAACAACACGGGCCAGCTGTCACAGTCCGGCCGCGTGCAAGATGTTCCAGGAAGCGAAGACGTCGAAACCGGCTTCTTTAGTCGTGAAGGCGGTCGCGGCTACGCAGCTGCGGTCGAATACGGCAGCAGGGCGCACAGCGCACCGCTTGACCCGATTCGGCAGTGGGTAAAGAAGAAGATGCGTGTTCCCGAAAAGTCGGTCAACACCGTCGCATTCTTCATTCATCGCAAAATCAGGCTGAAAGGCACCGAAGCGCACCCATTCTTCGCGCCGGCCGTCGAAAAGAACAAGCGCGCAATCGTCAGCGCGATTTCTGACGCAATCAACAAAGTGACAAGCAAAGACGTAGACGCATGACATTCTTCAGCATCATAGGCGAAGCTTTCAAGTCGCTGCGGCGGCTTCTACTGCGTGACGGTGTTCGGATCGGCGGCACTGCCGACTATCCGCGCATCGAAATACACAGCGCAGTCGAAGCCGAACCGCTGTGCAAAGACGACTTCGTGAAGCAGGTCACTTGCACTGTCGAATGCGTCAGCAACACGACGCTTGCAGAAGCGCTGACAATGCACTACGACAACGTCGCGCGCATCTTCACAGACCAGCTTTCTGACAGCATCATCGACGGCTACGAAATCTTTGACATTCTTCCAGGACAAGTGCGACTACTGGACGAAGAAGAAACTTCGGACAGCAACACAATCATCTATCGCGTTCTTCAGGACGTGACAATCTATCTTCAGAAAACAACATCAAATTCAGAATAAACTATGGCAGTAACAGGAAACACCAGGCGCATCTATATCGGTGTCACTTCCGGCAGCGGTACAAGCGCAACTACGACTTACACCTGGCTGACTGGCGAACAGTCGAACAGTTTCAATCTGACGCAGGAACAGATTGAAGTCACCGACAAATCCAGCAGCTGGCAGGACTTCATCGGCGGCAAGAAGGGCGCCAGCATCGAAGCAACCGTGTTCACGGACAACACCGACACGCAGCAGAAGGCTGTAATCAACAGCATCGTCGCCGGCACAAAGGTCAAAGTCTTCGTCGGAACACTTACTGGCACATCTTCACAGACGTTGTCCGAAGGCGACGCTTGCGAAGCGCTTGTGACTTCAGTCAGCGACACGAACGACGTCGGCGCAGTCGCTTCGCGCAGCATTTCGCTTGTGTCTTGCGGCGAAGTGACACATTATCCGACCACTTAACTGACGTATCGCTATGCGTTCACTACGAAGAACGGTTGAAATCAGTGACGGCGTGAACGTGAATCTTCTGTTCACGCCGCACTTGTTCACATTCGAAGGCGTGCAAGGCGCATCGTTCGAACGCGACACCGTCGAAGGCGACGAAAAGAAGACTTCTGTTGCCGTCTTCGAACTGTATGCAGACATCATCTTTGCGGCTGCGCTGAATGCCTGGGTGCTTGACGGCTGCGGCAGTATTGAAGACGCGCCGTTCAAGCGCGGCGATTTTCACGCGTTCATGACGGCAGAACCGAAAAGCTTCGGAAAGACGCTGAATTTCGCAGTTGAGGCGTTGACTGGTAAATCTGTTCAGTCGATGCTTAAAGACGCCGTAGAAGCAAAACAAACTGCGAAAGACGCGAAGCCAGACGGCAGCGCCGCTGAAGAAGTAAAAAAAAAGCGGTTTTTCGGCTGGATTACGCGCAAATCGAAGCGTTCCTGATGGGCGAATGCGGTCTGACTGAACACCAGGCCGCAATGACGACACTGCACGAATACCGGCTGCGCTTCGAAGGCTTCGACCGGCAGCGTCGCTTCGAATGGGAACAGACGCGCTGGAAAGTATGGCAGCTTATGACGCCGCACTACAAGAAAGGACAAGCGCCGAAGACACCGCAGGCGTTCATGCGTTTCCCTTGGGAAAAAATGACCGAAGAAGAAGTGCGCAAGCATGTCGAAGACTGCCATGTCACGCAGGAACAGGCAGACGAACTGAACCGCATTTTTGCAGAAATTGAAACACGATAGAACATCATGGGAAAGATAGGCGACCTTTTCGTCAGACTTGGTCTGAAGAAAGACGACTTCGATAAAGGCTTGAACGAAGCGAAGTCTGAAGTGTCCGGCTTCGACGCGTCGTTCACTAAAATCAAGGGCATCGCCGCGGCTGCATGGGCCGCAATCGGCGTCGGCCTTGCTGCGCTGGCGAAAAACTTCGCGCATCATTCGCAGCGCTTCGGCGACCTTTGGGACAACACAATGTCGCGAATGAAGTCCGCCTGGGGTCAGTTCCTTACTTCGCTGACGAACTGGGACTGGAACAACTTCGGCAACCGCATCAAAGACGCGATGTCGGCAGCAGGTCGCAGCCAGGCAGCGCACGACGCTGAATTCGAAGTCGAAAATTCTATCAAGCTGCGCAGATCCGCGCTTGAAGAAACGCTTTCGATGTATCAGATTGAAATGCGCAATGCGAAGCTGTCTTCTGAAAAGCGCGCAGAATACGCGAAGAAGTATCTTGACGCTGTAAAGCCGCTATACAAGCAGGAAGAAGACTTGCGCAGAAGCATATATCTTGCAGACACGAACGAATATCTTGCGAACGCTGGTCTGAAGCAGACGACCGCGAATCGCGATGCGCTGAACAAGTTTCTGACAGACATCGCGCCGAACGCGACACTTGTCGCGATTCTCGACGAATACAACAAGCGCAACCAGGGCAAGAACTACAAGCTTTCAGCGGAAGAACTGAAGGTCATTGACAAGCTGTTTGAAGGCAGCAGCTACGGTGAAAGCGCCGCGCTGACGGTGCTTGCATCGTATTACCAGGGAAGCAGCAACGAAGACGCTTCGAAGGTCGTCGACGCGATTGAAAAGTTCAACGCAAGCAAAGCCGCGTACAATCAGGAAACGCGACGCGTTCAGCAACTGATGAATTCAGCCGAAGCGTCAAGCGGCATCGACACAAAGGCAATCAAGACAAGCGCAGAAGTCGTTCAGTCAGAAGCCGACAAGCTGAAAGAAGCGCTTCAGAACGCAGGCGGCAACGTCAATCTGTTGAACCGTCCGCTGATTGAGGGCGCAGAACTGGTCGCGCGCGGCTGGACTGAAGCCGGAAACAAGATTCAAACAATCTTTTCGCAGATAACGCAGACCACTGACGCAAACGGCCAGTCTGTCGACATTCTTGTCACGCCGATTCTCTCGAACGGCGAAGTACTGTCGCCGGAACAGTTGCAGGAATACATCGACACGCAGCTTCGCGGCGCTGAAGATATGCTTGCGGCCGACGACCTGGGAATCGTCTTGAAGGCCGGTGTCGAAGTCAATGCTGATTCGCAAAAGGCGCTTGAAGCGCTTGTCAACGAATTCTACGCAGGTGACATCGCTGTGCAGAATTGGACGAATCAGATCCGCGAAGGCATCGAAGCAGAAGAAGAATTTCAGCGCAGTCTTGAAGAACTGGAAGCGCAGCTTCAGAAAGAAATCGACGCTGAATTTCAGGCGCAAATAGACGAAATCACAAAAGGTCTTGAAAAGGCCGCGCAAGCTGCTGAAGACATGGCGAACCGCTTCGGCGAAGCCGTCGCTGCCGGATTCAGCGACGGCTGTCAGGAAATCTTCGACCAGCTTATGGGACTGGAAGAATTCAACACGGGCGCAGTCGTTCAAGCGTTCCTGGATCCGCTGGCGAAGATGGCTATCACTATGGGCGAAATCATCGTTGCTGAAGGTGTCGCAATGGCAGCAGCAAAAGCAGCGCTTGCGAATCCGTTCACTGCAATCGCAGCCGGTGCAGCACTTATCGCAATAGGCACGGCGGCGCACGCAGCACTTGCAGCAGCGGCCAGTTCTGCCGGCAACACTTCCGGCAGCGCGACAGCAGCCAGCTACGGCGGCGGCAATTCGACGACATCGACGCAGAATATCGAAACAGAAATGACAATCTATGTCAAGGGCCGTCTTTCCGGCAGCGACATCGTTCTGTCTGGCGAAAAGACCATAAACAACTGGAGCAGATAATATGGCATGGTACGAACCGGATCTTTCAGACTACGCGCTGAAGTATAACTGGCGAAGCACAGACGCGCACGGCGTTCCGATAGGTCTGAACATCTATGTGAAGCTTGAAACCGGCGAATCAGCACCGACAGCGATGACAATCGGCGGCATTCTTGGACTTCGTCTTCAGATTCAAGGCGGACAAGACGGCGTCTTCGCACCGTTCGTCAAGACCAGTCTTGAACTGAATCTTGTTGACGCGCCGGAAAAAAGCACGACGACGGTCAAGTGTGGCGGCTGGGAAGAATTCTTCACACCCGATTCAACGAAGTATCTTGTCGAACTATTGAAAGGGTCGTCAATCGACAGCAGCGCAGACACTGTCTATTGGCGCGGCTACATCACGCCGGACAGTTGGCAAGAGAGTCTTGACTATCACGGCGCTATCAGCATCGTCGCACGCGACAATATCGGTCATCTACAAGACTTTGAATTCGACCCATGGGGGAACGAAAGCATCGACCTGGGTTTTTCGCTGTTCTTGCGCACGCTGGAAAGCGCGCTGATTTCAATAGCTTTTCCAATGTCCGTCAGTATTCCTTACGAAAATAGCAGTAGCAACGACGCGAAGCATTTGCTTGACAGCAACGGCTATCTGATAGACGCAGGCTATTTTTCAGAACAGTTCGACGGCGACAGTTTGCTTGACGTCTGCGAATCAATCCTTGAATCGACCGGCTACGTCTTCCGCTTCTTCGGCGACGCGACTTGCTGTCTTCTTCCGATTCGCAATCTTCCGCTTCGTCAGGAAACGCGACGGTCAACGGCAAGCGCGAAAAGTCTTCAGATTGAATTCTACGGCGGCACGCGGTCGCTGGATCCGGCCTACAATCAAATTTCCGACGTCGTCAAATATGAAGGCGACAAGAAGCTTGAACAAGACTTGTCTTGGCGCTTCAAAGTCGGAAACCATATCGAAACATACACCGGCCGCTTCTATGACACAGAAGACCGCGCATGGAAAACTTTCACTGGCCGTTCAATACGTCAGAATAACTACAACGGCAGTCGCGAAGGCTGGTCTTACGGCATGGGTTACTGGAACGGCGAAATCGGCACGCTGCAAGATACGCTTCTGAACGAAGACGGCGAAAACGCACTGAAAGACTGCATCATGCTTGCGGCCGACATGCAGACAGGAATTGACCGCAGCTATATGATGCGCTGCTTCAGCACAGATGTCGTTCTGAAGTTCGACTTCGACAAACCGGTTGAATTAAAGTCGGCCCCACCGTATATATTCGCACGACTGAAAAGCTATCTGTACCAGGTCGTCATGGCCGTCGAATATCACACGCTTTCCGGCTCTGTCTATCGCTGGGACGGCGCAACATGGGTCATGAACGGCACCGGCTATCAGACAATCAACGTCGCGACCGAGATGTCTGAAAGCTATTCATTCGAAGTGATTCTGCAAGACATATTCAGTCAAATCAGCAACATTCTGCCGGGCGGCTATCTTGTCGTCATCTTCAACAACATCATCAATCGCGGCGACGATACGCCGGACTACGGTTCATTCGCCAGACTGAACGGCATCACCGTAGAACAGCGCGTCGCGAAGCGCGTGAAAAGCGACAAAGTCACCACTATCAACAACAGCAGCTACAACGTGCGTGTCGAACGTAAGCCGGACATCGCGGCGCTGTCGCTTTCAGTACCGTACTTTTCGCTGCGGTCATACGAAAACATCATCTGGACTTACGACACAAACGACGTTGTCGTGCCGTTCAAGTACAATACTTTCTGGGACGGCGAATCGTCATCTGACGCAATCCCGCTTGCAGGTCAGATCCACAAACAGATGTTGTGCTTCAATCATGAAGCGCTGTCGATTCTTGAAGGCAGCTTCGGGCCGGTCAACAAAGACTACGCCGTCGGCCCTGAATGGGAATTTGTCTACAAGAACAAGCGATTTATTCTGCAAAGCGGCACACTTGACATCATCACCGGCAGAATGGAAAGCGCGTCGCTTCGTGAATTCATCTGGTGGGACGACCTATGGGACGAAACGCAGCAAGTGACGCTTGCCAGGACGGCGGCTTTAAGCGCCAGCGCTGAAGAAGACGACGAAAGCGAAGAAGACACCACGACGGCTGAACTGACAAGCAGACTGACCGCCGTTGGCATCAGTCAAGAAAAAGTCGCAAGGCTGCTTGCAGGCGAATCTGTCACACTGACAGACGCGCAATCTGCGGAAGTCGCAAGCATCGTGTCGGAAGCCGACGAAAATGCGACTGTGTCGACAATCAGCGTCACAAAAGAATATGTCGCAAGTTCGGCGTCGTTCCTTGCAGCAGAATCTGAAACATAGCTTTCATTCTTTGGCGAAAACAAGCGCAGTCACTATCAGCGGCGACTGCGCATTTTTCGTCATTTTCGCGTCAGAATAAAAGCAAGCAATATGTCCGAAATCCAACTTCCGAACAATAGAATCAGCAGCGACTTCTTCCTTGCAGTCAGGCTGCTTGACAACGGTGTCGCCGTTGACTGGACGTCGCTGCACATTCAGCAGCTGTTCATGGTTGCGGAATCGCAAGACTACGCGCACGACGGCAAGTGCAGCTGCGAAGTCGATGCTGAAGACACGACGCTTCTGCATGTCGAATGGCCGGCCGAAGTGCAGTTCTATGAAGGCATTCATCGACTTGTCGTGCAGTGTTCGCTTGTCGACGACATGAAGACATACGACAAGCGCGTCGTCAACGTCGTACCGCTTTCAGACAGCGACACTGTCGTATACGACGACGATGAAACAGAAATAGAAATCACCGTCAGCGAAGTCAACACGTCTATAATGACGGAAATTCTTCGCGCTTGCCAGCAGGCGACCGCAGACGCGAACGCAGCCGCGGAGAAAGCGACCGACGCGGCGTCACACGCGCCGTGCATCATCAACGGCTTCTGGTACGTCTACGACGCGGACGGCGGCGAATATGTCACGACAGGCGTCAAGACGACCGGCGAAGACGGTGTCACGCCGCACATCGACGCGACGACCGGCAACTGGTTCATCGGCGACATCGACACCGGCGTCGCAGCGCAAGGGCCGCGCGGACTTTCCGGCAATCTGAACTGGCCGACATTCGAAATCGACGCAGCGATGCACCTGCAAATGAAGACGGACGCAGCCAGCGACGCGGATCACTTCAGCATTGACGACGAAGGTCATCTGATTCTGACAATTTAACAATCAAACATCATCTTTTATGGCAAATCTTGTAGACCTTGGAAAAGTCGCTGTCACATTTGGCGGAACCTGGGACAGCGCGACCAGCTACGAACGTCTGACATACGTGCTGAACGATGACGACGGTTGCGGCTACGTGTCGCTGCGCGCGAATATCGGCGTCACGCCTGGAAGCGATTCGTCTGTATGGAAGAAAGCCACAATGGCCGGACGCAGCATCTATGACCTTTGCGTGAAGCACGGAACGTTCATCGGCACAGAAGCCGAATTCGTCGCGCGATACAACGATGCCGTCGCAGCTGCTGAAGCTGCCGCATCTTCCGCTTCTTCTGCGGCTTCAAGCGCACAGGCCGTCATCGACGCAATGAACATTCTGATTCAGACCGTCACATCTTCCGAACAGCAGCGCGAATCGGCCGAAGCACAACGCGTCGCGAACGAGAACGCACGGCAGCTGGCTGAAACCGCACGTGAAGACGACTTCGCGCTTTCTAAAGCTGCCGCAGACGCAGCTGCGCAGAATGCGGAAAGTGTCGCATCTGGCATTCAAACAGAAGAACTGCGCCGTCAGCAGGCCGAATCTGACCGCGTCAGCGCTGAAGAAGGCCGCGTCACAGCAGAAGCGCAGCGCGTCATCGAAGCACAGCGGCTTTCAGACACTATCAACGCAATGAACGTCGGTCTTGTCGGCATTACCTATGATGACGGCGAACTTCTGCTTGTTCAGAATTCGGAATCCGGCACCGTGACCGGTGCAAGCATCGACGATGACGGCGAAATTTCAATCGTTTTCGACAACTAATTCATCTATCACTATGGCAACATCTACAATCAAACTTGCACCTTTCATTCATTGGAAGGGCCAGTGGGTAAGCGGCACGACGTACAAGCTGCTTGCTGTCGTCATCAACAACGGCAGCGCGTTTCTTTGCACAACTGCCGGCACTGACACTGAACCGACCGTCACTTACGACGTGACGAACGATGCGTATGTCACGACCGCAGGCTGGGCAATTCTTGCTGTCGGCGTCGGTAATGATGTCGTCGCAGGCAAGGCAAGCATCGCGGATCTGCTTTCGGGCGCTATCGTTCCGGCGCTGGCAGAGAATCTGCAAGGCTGGGCCGAACGTGCTTCGCTTTCAGTACAAGACACGTTCACTGACGTCGTGCGCACCACCGCAGGCGACACATCGGTTCAGTCTGATGAAGCAGCGAAGCTTGTCAGCATTGCTGCGAAGACCAGCTTCAGCGCGACTGCGTTCAAGACTTCCGGATTCAACCTGCTTCACGATGCGACAGCTGTTGGAACAGGCTACTATTTCCTTGTACCGGCGCTTCCTTTCGGTGTCTTCGGTCAATCTATAAAACCGAACGGACTACTGTTCACGGATTCAGACGGTAATAATCTGACGCCGACCGTGCGTTTCAAGGCGCTTTCTGCCGGCGTTCCGACCAGCGTGAACGACGGCAACATCTGCGAATACACCGACAGCAACGGCTATCGCTTCTACAACACCAGCGCCGCCGGCTACATCATCGTCAGCGACATCACGCTTGCGGATACTTGCGCGCACATCGGCTGGTCGCGGCGTTATGACGACTTCGTCAGTCCGACCGCATCGGCCGACGCTGGCGGCAGTATTGCGCTGACATCAATCATCAGCGCGGTTCATAGCTTCGGCAAGTTGTGTGTCGTTGGTGCTGTTGCAGACCGCATCGACTTCGGCGCGACCGCAGCCACATGGCACCGCAAAGTCGACCGCATCGCGCCTGACTGGGTCACATCGCAGAACGAAGACGGCAGTTATCTGCATACTGCCGTGATTTCAACGATGAAGTCTGACGGCGTAGCAGAGTGCGGCGACATCGCACTGAACATCGACGGCACATCAGTCAGCTATTCAGACGACAGTGCATCTGCGACCAGCGACTATATTTATTTCGAACTTGCGACCGAAGTGACAGGAACGGTATCTATCAGTCCGTCTGTCGCCGTCGAAGACTGGGGTGTAGAATATCTGCAAGATGCGGACGGCGAAGCTTACGTCACAGTGCAGTATGCACAGGGATACCCCGACAGCGTCGGTTCTTTCATCGGCGGCGGCTTCGATGTTCTTTCAGCCGTCATAGCACAGCTGATTGCAACACTGTTCACGCGCGTCGAAGCGATTGAAGATAAAATCGACAACGGCTTCGGCAAGCTTATCGTCGAAGACCTGGAAGTGCGTCACGCGGTCGATGACTTCAGCACCGAAGGCAACGCGAATCTTTCAGGCGAAGGCGCACCCGCTGTCATTCCCGACAAAATCGGACAGCGCTACTTTGACAAGACAAACAGCGTCTGGTATACTGCGACCGGCAACAGTGCCGTCAGCAACTGGAAACTTGACACAAACGCATAATCACACAAGGCTATGGCAAAGTATATCAACAAATACGGCAACCTTGCCGAATACAATGCTGACGGCGGTCGTCCGTCTGATTCTTCCGTCGTATCTGTGGCCGGCACGACGCCGGTCATCGACGGCGTCAACGTCATCGCGCCGTTCAAAAGCGCGCAAGCACGCGACCACGCCTTTCTTGACAAGGAAAGCGGCGAAGTGGTCGTCATTCGCGGTGGCACGCTGAAGACCGCACTACTTGACAGTGACCGCTTCGTCAATCTGCGCAACGTCTGCATCGGACGCATTGCCGGACACGTCATCTTCCTGTCTTACGACCAGCTGCCGTCGCAACGATATGCGACCGGTGACGAATGGACTGTCAGTGGCTTCGATATGTCAGCGGCTGGTTCTGCTACGCTTGTCGTGAAGACCTATGGCGCTGCGGCTGCGAACACATACACAGTAAATCTTTCCTGGTCTGCCGGTGACAGCATCGACAGCATCGTCACCGCAATCAGGGCCGTCAGCGGCCTGACAACCTATGCCGAAGTAATGAAGGTCGACAGCGCGACTGTCGGCATCATCGTCAACGGTTATTCTACAAGCATGGGCGTCACCGTCAGCAGCGGCGATGTCGTCGCGACGCGTACACATCAAGGCTACCAGACACGCTATTACGATGGCGCGACGCTTCCGTACGGGACGCAGATTCTTCGCCACAATGGCGTCGTCGCTGGCAGCGCTTTCGCTTGCTTCGACACGTTCTTCGACTACTACAAGACGAACGGCGTGCAGGTAGCTTCAACTATCGGCGGCGACACTGTGCGGCAGTCTGCATTCAATAGCACCGTCAATCCCGACCTGTACACGCAGTTCGGCGGCAGTTATGACGACTATATGGCGGCGCAGTTCGATGCGATACGCACAGAATACCCGACAACGCGCAGCGGCCTTGCAAGCATGGCAATCGGCGACGTTTGCAGCGACACGCTTGCACAGGTCAAGCACACACGCTTCGACGGCACTGAAGTCTATGACTTCCCGAACGCACGCAGTGCCTATCTGAACGGCGTCACGGTCGACGGCTTCAAGACCGGTTTTGAACCTGGAACCGGACATCTGGGCGGACTCGCCGAAGCGCAGCTGCTATTCAGCCAAATCAAGCGCAGCTACGGCGACGACTTGAACAAGTCGATTCTTGCCGGCGGCGGCACGCGCGTCAGTAATACGACAACCATACGACTGGCTTTTCAGTCGAGCAGCAGCACTGCCTGGATTTTCTACGGCTACTGCGGCTCCTTGAGCTACGGCAACTCTCGGGTCTTTACGATTTACGCCAGGGTGTTCCGTGCTTTTTCGGTTTAGAAAAAGACCTTAAAACCTTAAAACCTTTTTGAATGTAGCGGCCTATGCAAAATTCAAGTTCATCGGGATTCAAGTTCGAAATGCTGCAAATCGAAATCGACGCAGTCTTGCTGTCGGTTGCGACAGCGCAGCTTGTCGAGAAGATAAACCGCGGCTTCAAGTTCACAATCGGCGAAGCCACGATGAAAGATGCGCTTGAACAGGGCCGCTACATCAGGAAAGGTGTCAAGGTTTTCGACGCGCAAACAAAGCTGAAGTATTTCAACGCTGCCGACAATGCGCTGGATTCACTGTCGTATGACGTCGAAGTCGCGCTTTGCACAGGCAAGGTCACACCGGCCGAAAAGGCCGTCTTTGATTCACAGTTCGAGAAAGTGCAACAGCAGCTTCACGGCTTCATTACTACGCAGATAAATCGCTTAAAAAGCAATAAACCGCGGAAGCAGAGTTCTGACGGCGGCGCGTCAGAAGTGACTTCTGAATAAAAAGGACGCACGGCTTTCATTCAAAGCAAGGGATTTTCAACACGAAGATATATGTGCGCGACCATGGCTTTTCAGTCGAACAGCAACAATGCCTGGATTTTCAACGGCAACAACGGCAACTTGAACAACGGCAACAATCGGATCAATACGAATTACGCCAGGGTGTTCCGTGATTCTTATTCAGAAAATTGTGAAGTGTATGAAAACGCTGTCGTCGCACTTTCCGAACTTTATTTCTGGTATTTCGACAATCGCAAGCACAAGCGTCGCAGTGTGTCGCAGCTTCTGTTCGAACAGAACTATTCGCAGAATCTGCGCGATATGTGGCGAATGCTGAATAACTTCGAATATGTCTTGAAGCCTGGAATCGGCTTCATTCTTCACTGGCCGCAGTTGCGCGAAGTCATCGCGCCGGACTACTTCGACAGAATCCCGCAGTGCTATTTCTGCGAAACAATCAGACCAGGCATCGAACGGCGTCTTGACACGAACAGCTATTCTTGCCGCGTCGGTCGCGGCAGCATCAAGGCCGTCAGACAGCTTGCAGAATATGTCCTGGAAGAAAGCGAAAACGGCACGCGGCCGTGCGTCTTCATCAAGACAGACCAGAAGTCATTCTTCCTGCATATCTATCGGCCGGATCTTGTCGAAGACTTGAATGCAGTCATCTGCGAAGACTTCGCCGACGATGCGCGCAAAGACATTCTTCTGTATCTGTGCCGCGTTCTGTATCAAAGCAACGCGATTGAACACGTCATCAGGCAGTGCCCGTCCAGCGAATGGGCGCCACTGCCGAAACACAAAAGCAGATTCAATCTGTCGCCGGACGAAGGTCTTGACATCGGCAATCTGATTGCACAGCTGGGCGGAAACTTTACGTCGCGAAAGTATCTGCGCAAATTCCGTGAATACGGCTACAAGCGCTTCGTTCACTACACCGACGACACAGTGAATGTTCTGCGCAAAGACCGTCTTGAACAATTCAACAGTATCTTTCTGCCGGAACTGCGCCGCTATGAAGCGACGATTCATCTTGAACTGAATGAAAACAAATACTACTGTCAGGACGTTCGCAAGGGCGTCGCGCTGTTCGGCTTCTACGTGAAGCTGACAGAAGATAATGCAGTGCTTGTGCTGCCGTCAAAGCGCGTCGTTCACAATCTTCAGAACCGGCTTCGTATCTTCTTTGCGCGCGGCAATGGAAACAAGATGTATCGTCTGAAGAACAAGGAACGCTTTCGTGACTGCATCAACAGCTACTACGGCATCTTCAGTCACTGCAATGCGTACAGTCTTCGCAGGAAAATCGCGCGTCAGATACTTGCGTCAGACTGGTCTGACATCATCGAATTCAAGCCGGATTTCACGCACTGCGGCATCGTCAAGCGATACACGATGCGCAGTTATCGGACTTATAAGAACAGACAATTCAAACATCAAATCCTACACTATTATGACACAGTCACGAATCAATGCGCTTGAAGCGCGACAGAACGAACTTGCCTACATCATGGCGAAGTCCGATGCGCACGCCGCGAAGTGCGCGAAGCTGGGACTGTCTTTCGCAGACACGTACCCCGAAGAACTGGCCGAATACCAGGCCGCGAACGCTGAATACAACAGCAACGAATCTGCACTTGCAGAACTGTATACGCAGCGCGACGCTGAAGCTACTGAAGGGGCGAACATCGAAGCATAAAACAGTCGGCCATGAAGAATTTCATCAAGAAAATCTGGAACTGGTTCGTCGGTCTTCTGAACAAGGTTCGCCGCGACCGGCTTTATCACTTCATCTGCGGTCTTATTGTCGCAGCATTCTTCTTCATCATCTGCAAGATGACTGTGTGCATCGTTCCGGTCGTCTTTGCGGCATTCATCAAGGAATTCATCGACACTTGGCAAGACGGCAACTTCGACTGGATCGACTTGCTTGCCACCGTCATCGGCGGCGCGGTCATTCAGATGCTTGTCATCTTCGCATAAACACACGACACTATGGACTGGACTGCAATCATCGCATCTGTATGCGCACTGATAGCCGGCGGCGGTCTGGTCGCAATCTTCACACTGCCAGCAGCGCGGAAGAAAGCGAACGCAGAAGCAGACAACGCCGTAGTCGAACCGCTGAAGCAGGCAATCAACATTCTGAACGAACAGCTGAAGAATGCGAACAAGACAATCGCCGAACAGAATCGCATCATCGTAGAAAAGCAGCAGCACGAAGTCGACCTGTCTACGAAGCTGACTGCGCTGTATGACGATATGTGTGTTCATAAAGGTTGCAAGCTTCGCAGGCCGCACCAGGGCCAGGGTCAGCGCTGGTATGAAGACCACGCTGACGACCCGTCGCTTGGCTGCGACTATCTTTCCGTCGAATGGTTGTTGAAGAAATGGCGTGAACGCAACGCGCAAGATTCCAACGAAAAACACAAAGACGATGCTGAACCTTAAACTGAAGCGAATCGCGAAAAAGACGACCTACACAATCGGCCGTCTTTTCGTGCGTGACGCATACTTCTGCGACACGCTTGAAGACAAAGACCGCGAACTGAAGCAGACCGACAGTCTTGCGTTTATCAACGCACGCAAGGTCTACGGCGAAACTGCGATACCGTCGGGCACATACAAAGTCGCGATGAACGTCGTGTCGCCGAAGTTCGCCGCCGTCGACTGGTACAAGCGTAACTGCGGCGGCGGTCGTATGCCGCGGCTTCAGGACGTTCCCGGCTATCAAGGCGTGCTGATACACCCCGGCAACACGGCGCTTGACGACACGCTGGGCTGCGTGCTTGTCGGACGCAATACCGTCGTCGGCAGACTGACGCAGTCGCGCGATACTTTCGCGGCGCTGTACAAGATTTTGAAGCAGGCCGCTGACGGCGGCGAAGAAATCACGCTGACAATCGAATGACGCAGCTAAAGAACACGCTTGTCGGTTTTGCACTGGCCGTCGCAGTTATTGCGGCGTCTTACGGCGTCGGCTATCTGACTGCACACCGCATCTGGAAGACGCGCTGGGACAACCGACCGACAATCGCGGTGAAGACTGACACGTTGACACTTCACGACACGCTTCGTCTGCCGGCACCGAAACCGGACGTTGTCAAGATCCGCGACACTGTGAAGCTTTTGTTCACAGACACAGTCTTCGTCGCGGCGACGGATTCTTCGGCTTCACTTGTCAGAACTTCTGTTGACTATCGCGACAGCACTTTCTTCGCGACCGTGTCCGGCGTTCTGCCGTCGCTTGACTACATCGAAGTGTATCAGAAGACGCGCATCGTGACGAACACCGTCGCAGAACTGAAAGAAGTTTCACGCTGGTCGTTCAGCGCTTGCGTCGGGCCGACTGTCGGTTATGGATTCACGCCAAAAGGCGCACAGCCGTTCTGCGGCGCTGGCCTGACTGTCGGCATCGCTTACAGATTCTGATTCTTTCGCGTCTGCTTTCGTTTTTCAGACACTTCAGCGCATCGGCTGAACACTTGAACGGCCGCGTCGCAAAAGTGTTTAGAATCGTCTTATCGTCACGACGGAAACCGGCACCGGCGAAGTGGAATCGAAATGGCGAATCTTGGCACACCAGGCGCACTGCGATACACGATGAAAACTGTCATCTTTGCACCGTGAATTTGAACTTCATAAAGTTGTGGAAGCGGCCACGCAGCGATGCGCAGCCGCTTTCGTTTTTACATCAGTGAATCATATAACGCAAAGTCTATAACGCGGCGGTTCGCGTCGTCGACCTTCTTCACGTTCATATTGACATAACCGACCGTGACGCGCGCGCCGTAGCTATGGCCCAACGCCTGGGAAATCACTTCTATCGGAATTTCAAGTTCCATTGCAAGCGACGCCCATGTATGACGCGCCCAATACGTCGACACCGGCGGCAGCTTTTCGCGCTTGCACAACGTTCGCAGTCCGGCGTTCAGCTGTGGAATTGCACTGGCGTGTTCGTCGCGGCCGGCGAAGAACTTGAACAGGTGTTTTTTGTCAGACCACTTTTCAAGCAGAGGCTTCAGTTCGTCGACAATCGCGATGCTGTACTGCTTGCCGGTCTTCGTGCGGACGTATTCGACGCGACCGTTGAAGATGCTGTCAGGCGTCATCTTCGACACGTCGACGGCATTCGCCGCTATCAGCAGGAAGCTGAACTTGAAGAAATCAAGACCGGCTTCTTCGCTGTACGTCTTCGTCTGCGCATTCCACAGCTGACGGATCTGCGACTGTGTCAGATTGCGTCGTCTGGTCTGCACATACGGCGTCTTGACGTTCTGAAGCGGATTCTTGCGGATCAGCCCGTCGCGGACGGCGAAGTTCAGCACGGCGCGCACGCACGACAGAATCGAATTGCGACTGTTCTGCGACAGCGCGCGGCTTTCACTCGAAATGTAGTCTTGCAGTCCGTCAGTCCAGCGCTGCGTGATTTCAGACAGTACGCGGCCGTCGCAATGCACATCGTACTGACGGCACACGCGAAGCGCGTTCATGTAAATCTGCGTCGTTCCCTTTGCGCGTCGCGACTGCGCGACTTTCACGTAGTATTCACTGAAGTTCTGCGAACAGCGACGGCCTTCGATTCCTTCCTGAATCATGTTCTTTATCGACGTAATGTCTTCGTCGGCCAGCAGTCCTTTCAGCGCCATGTCGCGCAGACGTTCGTCGACAGTCAACTTGAACTTGACAAGATACGTGTTCAGCGTCGACTTCTGCGGGTGCTTCACGATGCGCTGGTTCTTCTGTTCCCACTGTTCCGTCAGAAGCTTCACGCCGACGGGCAGCATCGCAGTGCGACCGCGTTGTGTCAGCAGCAATTTCAGTGTTCCAGGCTGGCCGGACGGAAGATGTCGGCTGTCAAGATAATAGTGCGTCGTAATCATATAAAATAATGCACAAAGATTTTGCAAGTGAAATGCGACGCGTTGCTATCGTCTGCACTTGTCCGCACTTGCTTTTTGTCGACAGTAAATTCCAGAATCAGCAACACAGACGCGCTGACGGCTGTTTTTCCGCAACCATTGTTGCCATAATTAATTATAGTTTCTAATTGTTTGAAAATCATAAAGTTATAAGTTTGTCCGAATTCGGTTTTCAAGCGATTTGCACATTTCGCGTTAATCCGGCTTCGCGCCGGTCATCTTTTCTATCATAGACCACAGACGAAAGTTTTCGTCTTTCAGTGCTTGTATCTGCGCTTTCGCAGCTTCAAGCTGTGCGCGCATTGTGATAATATCTTCAGACGGTGCGACAGTCACTGTCTGCTTGTTGTTTGTGCCGCCGTTCTGGCGCGCTTCTACAAAAGACGCGTTCTTCGGTTCTTCCGGCGAAAGCAGGTCGCCTTCGCCAGTCAATAAGAAATGCACATTAAAACCGAAAACGTCATGCAGTTGCTGCGCACGCGCGCGACCCATACTGTCGCGGCCGGCAAGCATATTCGACACATTTGACGGCGCGACACCCATTGCGTCAGCGATGTCGCGATTCCGAATTCCGTTCAGCGCGAAATAGCGCTTCATTGCTTCTGTTTGTATACTCATAATTCGTCGATTTTGTACTTGCGTAACTTTTCGCTAAAAAATTTTCGTGAAAATGTTTGGTAAAACAAAAATAATAACTAACTTTGCAACACCAAACGAAACGAAGCACGAAACAAATTTAGTAAAATTTAATGATTTAACAACATGGAAACGAAGAAATTCACACTGAACACAAAGACGACTTTCGCGAGCATTGACGAAGAATGTGATATGTACGAACGCTTCGTCGCTGAAAATCCGTTTGCAATCGAACTGAAGAAAATCACAGACGCGCTGAAAGACGAACTGTCGCGCTACGACATCGGACTTGGCTGCACCTGCAACGAAGTCGAAGACATTATCATCGGCGCCGAATACGGATTCAACAGCGCAGAAGGTCAAATCGCATATCTTCTTGCCGAACTGACCGCTTTTCTATCGAACTATGACTTTATCGTCTGGAAGAACGGCAAAGCTGACACGGAATTCAGCAATCATCGCGACGTTGCAGAAGCACTAAATAAAGCCTACGACATCGCAACAGCATAAGTTCAACCAGGGGCGCGGCTTCGGCCGCGTTCCCATAACCTTTTCAATCATGCTTCTTGGAATCACAATCAAACACGTCAAGCAGGGCGAAACATTCCGCCTGAAATGCGACGAAAACGCGCCGCTTTGGGTGCGCGACCACTACGACCGCAGCAGCAAGAAATTCTGCATTCACAAGTACGACGACGTCAATCACTTCATTATGCGCAATGGCGCCGTCACAGCCTACATCGAAATCTATTGAATCATGAAAGCGTACGCAGTCAAGCTTGTCATCTGGGACAACTATCCCGACACGGCGACACGCAGAACAAGCGTCGTCGCGCAGTCCGTCAGCGAAGACGAACTTCGCGGCATCATCGTGTCTGTCATTGACACACTGAAATCTATCGGCTATCGCAGCATCGCTTCAGCGTCTGGTAGAATCACGATGTTCGGCGACCGCACTGGCGCGAAGCGCGTCATCGTCAAACACGAAATCGAACAGCAGCAATGAACAATTTCTTCTTTCGCTGGCGCGTTCGCGACAATGCAATACGCCAGCTTCAGATAAAAGTCGAACAATCAAATTCACAATCACAATGCAATTCAAAGAATTCATCGAAAAGTCGCTGCAAAAGCACGCAGAAGAAGAACCGCAATTCGCGCTGAAGCTTCAGAACAAGTCGAAAAGCATCGACCAGTGCGTCAAGTACATCTACGGCGAAGTGCTGCATCAGTACATCACCGAACATCTCGGCGCGCAGTGCGCAGCCGTCGACCGTGACGAACTTGTCGGCATGGCCGTTCACTACTACGACGAAGACGACATCAAGATCCGACCGCTGACCGGCGTCGTCGCCGGCGCTGCGTCTGGACGCGTCAGAAAGCCGTCAGAATCGAAGCCGAAAGCCAAAGACAAGGAAACTGTCAGGAAGTCGGCAAAAGTCGCTGAAAAGCAAAAGAAACGCGAAAAGAAGGCGAAAGTCAAGGACACCGCGAAAGTCGCGAAGAATCCGACCGTCGAAGACCTGTTCTTCGGCACGCTGTTCGACGCATCAATGTTCGAATAGTATGAAGCCGTCATCGAAAATCGAAGCGCGTATGTGCGAACTTGCACAGATGCTGCCGGAAGCGCCGCAGGCGTTCAAAGACGAATTCTTCGCGACGTTCGGAAGCTACGGCTACACGATTCCGCGCCGCGGCCGCAAGACCGAAGTCTGGTGCCAGTGCTGCGGACACCGTCATCTGACGCGTGGCACGCTTGTCGAACTGACAGACTACGTGTGTCCGTCATGCGGCGCACACCTGGAACTGCGCTGCTATCCGTCACGCGACGACAGCCAGCACATCGAAAAGCACTTCGTCGCAATAGTCGACACGTTCGGCGGTCTTCAGCTGGTGCGCACATTCCAGCTTGAACGCATCAACATCGGCGACTTCCCGACACGACTTTCGTGCGTCGAAGTGTTTCAGAACTGGGCCGCGCCGAACGGCCGCGAAATCATCACGACGCGGCCGTACACGCGCAGCGTCTTCGGCGGCGAACTGTTTCGTCTGACAATGCCGTATGTCATCGGCCGTCACAACGCAAGCTACACAGGTCAATACGCATTCGAAGATATGTTCGACTTCACGCGCGTCGACATCTGGAACAAGCGCAAAGTTCTGCCGGAACTGAAGCGCGACGGCTTCGATGCGAAGTTCATCATGACGTGCATCAGGCACGGCACGAACTTTATAAAGCTTGCAGCGGCGATGTCGAAAGACAAGATGCTCGTCACGATGCTGAAAGTCGGCTATCAGCGGCTTGCGCTGCGCATTGTCGAAGACAATCTGAAATTTCAGCCGCATATCGTCAAGATTCTGCACCGCAATCACTACGAAATCAAGGACGTTGCGATGTACTGCGACTATATAAGCGACTGTGAATTCTGCGGCGTCGACACGCACAACGCTTTCTATGTATGTCCGGCGGATCTGCGCGAAGCGCATCAGAGAATGCGGCGCAAGCGCGACCGCATCGAAGGCGAACGGAAGCTTCAACAGAAGCGCGCGAAGATAGCCAGCGAAGAACCGAAGTATCAGAAGCTGCGTGCAGCGTTCCTGGGACTTGAATTCACGACAGACGACATTCGCGTCTTCACTGCGCCGTCCGTCGAAAGCGTCTTTCTTGAAGGCGCTGCGATGCACCACTGCGTGTTCGATATGGATTACTACATGAAGGAATCGTCGCTGATAATGTTCGCACGCGACGCGAAGACCGGCGACCGCCTGGAAACAGTCGAAGTCAACCTGCGCACGTTCAGCATCGCACAGTCACGCGGACTTCAGAACAACTTCACGCCGCAGCATCAGCAAATCGTGAAGCTTGTTCAAGACAATATGCCGCAGATCCGACAGTGCTGTCGACAGCGCGCAATTCAGTCAGCCTAAAAAATTTTGGTAAAAAAGTTACGCAAAATGTAAATTGTATTATTTTTTGCGTATATTTGCAAAACGAAATACGTAACACTTTTTGAAAAATGCAACTTTTAACACAGAAACAACAGCAGCGCGCTGAACGGAACATGGCCGTCGTCAAGACGTTCAAGGAAATGCGCCGCAGGTATCCAGACGCAAGTGACGGCCGCATTATGTCCGCAATGGCGGAAGAACACACGCACGGACTTTCATCTGTTGCCGGCATCAGAAAAGTTCTTGTCGAATGCAAAGCAATTCCAGCACGGCGCCATGATAACCACTGAACCGAAAGTCAATCCGTCGGGACTGTACGAACTGAAAGATGTCGCTGTTGCGCTGGGTGTCGACAAGTCAACCGTCACACGCGCAATGAACAGAACAGATGACAGTCGCAGTCTGCCGTACCACATCAGGAAAAGCAACGGCCACCGCGTCGTCACAGGGCAAGACATCATCAATTTTTGGCGAATCACCTACTAAATCACAACACAATGAAGAAATTCACATTCACACACGTCAAAGCCGCATTCTGGCTTGTCGCATTCGCAGCAATCTGCTTCTTCATGTTCTGCAAGCTGTACTGGCCTGCAATCCTTCCGATGTTCGTCGCGTTCCACTTCTACGAAAAGAACGCCGACAAGATACGCGCTTCAAAATAGCTTCAGTCATGTTCAGATACAAATATCCGGTACAACGCTATGACGAAAGCGACGAAGAATATCAGCAGCGCTGCGACGCTTACGAAGCCGCAGAATCACAAGCAATCGACGAATACGTCGAACGCTGCCAGGAAGAAAGATACAACCGCGCCAGCAGCAACTGACACGGTCGTAGATATGGAATCAAATCAATCACAATTTAATCCGCACAAAGTTATGCAAAATTCAGATTTTATGCAACTGGTCGACAAACAGACCGAACTTGCACAGAAAGCGCTGCTTCTTCAGGAATGCGGCGTCGTCGACAGCGTCGACGTGAAGACCGACGTCAGCAACGGCAGCTTCGAAGTCGCCGTCATCATCAACCACTATTCGACAAGTCAGCGTGAATGGCGCGCGTCGAAGCTGAACTACGGCGATGACAAGGAAGTACACACGAATCTTGACGCCTACAACGAACTGCTTGAATACGTCAACGCAGAAATCGACAAGCTGAACCAGCGGTCGCAGTCTATCGTCGCGCGCATCAGCAATCTTCTGTCAATCTTCAAGAAATAGCGCATCATGGAACAGAAGACATTCACAGCCGAAGACTTCAAGAATCTGTACGAAGTCAACTGCAACGACAAGACCGAAAAGAAGAACGGTCTGACTTATCTTTCCTGGGCCTGGGCCTGGGCCGAATTCAAGAAACGCTATCCGACGGCGACATACGAAATCCAGAAGTTCGACGGCCTGCCGTACCTGGTCGACAGTTCAACCGGCATCATCGTCTACACCAGCGTCACCGTGAACGGACTGACGCACGAAATGTGGCTTCCCGTCATGGACGGCGCGAACAAGGCGATGAAGCTTGAAACGTACACGTACAGCGTCTACGACCGCTATCAGAAGAAGTGGATTGAAAAGACCGTCGAAGCTGCGACGATGTTCGATATAAACAAGACTATCATGCGCTGTCTGACGAAGAATCTTGCGATGTTCGGTCTTGGTCTGTACATCTACGCAGGCGAAGACCTGCCGGAAACAATCGACATCGACACGCCAGCGCAGGAAGCTACCGCAGCGCCGACACCGGCTGCGCAGCCGCGCAAGACCGCCGGTCGCAGCAAGAAGACCGAAACGCCGGCACCAGCACCCGAAGCAGCGCAGAAGCCGGTCGAAAAGACGCTGACGCACGTCGCGCTGTCGAACACGGATCTGACGTCGCGCATCATCGACTGGATCATGCGCCAGCCGGACACGAACGCAGCGATTCAGCGTGCATCTATCGGCTACGACTGGGAACAGGACGCGCTTGACTACGTCGTCAACAGCGTCAAGGAACGCTTTGCTTTCATCAACGACTTGAACGGTAATCAGTAAACACACATCATCATGGAAATCATCTATAAACTTGAAGAAAGGTTCGCTGCTATCAGCGACGCATACGACCAGCTTGAAGCACAGCTTGTCGAAATCTATGAAGAAAACGGCGGCGAAGTCACCGAAGAAACAGAATCGATGCAGTCGCAGCTTGACGAATTGAACGCGCTGAAGAAGCAAGTCACTGACGACATCATCGCAGCGCCTGACGACTACGCATCTATCGTGAAGAATGCTGAAGCGCAGCAGAAGATTCTTGAAGCCGAACTGAAAGCACTGAAGGAAGAACAGGCGAAGGCCGTCGCAAAGATTCAGGCGAAAATCAACCGCAAGGCCAGCAAGGCCGACTTCTTCAAAGACGCTATCGCAGAAGCGCTGCGCGTCAACGGTATCGAAAAAATCGGCGGCGCGAAGACCGACAACCGCTTCAGCATCTACTTCCAGGCGTCGACCGCTGTCGATGTCGACACCGAAAAAGTGCTTGCGCCGTATCAGCCGCGCATCACTGCGTTCATTCAGTCACTGCCGTCATGGATCAGCGTGAAGACCGACGTGAACAAGACCGAACTGAAGAAGGCCGACGAAATGCCCGAAGGCGCTTCAATCGTCAGCAACAAATCACTTCGCATTCGTTAAGGCCATGACACGCAACACGAATTTTCAGATGTTTCGACCGACGGTCATTGTGCCGCCGGTTCGGACACATCGTCAGCACACGCACGTAGCACCGACTGCGATGCGCGTGACGCTTGACGAAAAGGCGACGTTCTGCGTGCGCTTCGGCCGCGACATCGCAAACGCCACTTCCGGCTATCGCTTTGTGTCTATGTATGTCGAGAACGGCGACATTCAGTTCTGCTTCAACAATCACAGCGGCGTGCTTCTGAAGCTTGAATACGGCACCGGCAAGACCGCCGGTCAGGTCATTGCTTCGAAGACCGTCAGAAGCCGTGAACTGATTGAATGCTTTCTGTCGCCGCTTCTTCGCAAAGACGAAGGCTGCTACTATGTTGACATCGAGTTGTCGCGACTGGATCTGCGCACTGCTGAAAAGTGCATCATCTACGCCGCGCCAGTGAACAATGACAAGCTGTTTTGAAGACCATGGCACACGTAACAATCGAAGAAGCATTCAGAACACAGCTTGACTTGTCGGGCAATGAACTGATTGTGTACAGTCTTGTGTATGGCTTCAGCCAGCAGAAGAACGGCGTCTTCTATGGCAGCCGCGAATTCATTCGGTTCTGGCTTGGCTGCAAGTCGCTGCGCACAGTCGACACGACGATTGCAAGTCTTGTCGATAAAGGTCTGATTGAAAAAAGCGAATACTATGAAGGCCAGGTCAGACGCTGCGCGTATCGCATCACTTCAGACCCGTGCAATTTTTGCACCGGTGCAAATTCTGCGCATGACCCGTGCAGAAATTGCGCTGATACCGGTGCAAATTCTGCGCATAATAGTCCTATTGATACTACTATTGATAGTCCTAAATCCATATCCACTCCGCGCGCGCAAGAAAAGAAGCTTCAGATTGCTGAATTCGTCAGCATGACTGAAGCCGAATATCAGAAGCTGCTTGACGAATACGGCCAGGAAGACGCCGACGCGCTGGTGTCGATTCTCGACAACTACAAAGGCAGCAGCGGCAAGCGCTACAAGTCCGACTACCGTGCTATCAAAAGCTGGTGCGTCGAACGCCTGGAAGAACAGAAGCGCAAGTCACAGCCGCGCTTCGCATATCAGCAGCAGCCGGCCGGGCCGCGCGTCAATGAACGCGGCGAAACACCGACCGTCGCATCGATGCGCGCTGCGCAGGAAAGCTTCGAACGCATCGCGCGGCGTCATGCCGGCGAAGAACCTATCGACGAACAGAACTTCATAGATGACTGACAGCCATGACAACGAATGAAATTCTTTCGGCCATGAACGGCCTACGATTCGGACAGATGACGATGCAAGACAGATGCGATGTCATCGACGGCATCTTGAAGTATCTGTACAGCCTGCGCGGCTACACGGTCGCCGACAACGTTCAGCCGGAAATCGACGCGGCAGTGAAAGTGCTTGAAGATAGGATTTCGCACCGCTGGCCACATCTGACCGCCGGCGAACTGAAGCTTGCGCTTGAACTGGGCGTCACCGGCTACTTCACGAAAGACAAGCGACTGACGATTGCGAACTATCTTGACTGGATCAGCAAGTATAACGCCAGCAGCGAACGCGCGGAAGCTGTCGAAGCGAAGATGAACAGACAGAAGCAGCTGACGTTTCAGCAGGCGTCGCGGCTGCTTCCCGCCGAAGACGTCGCACGGAGGAACGAAGAAGCCGGCCGCAATGCTGCGCTTCGTGAATACGAACGCTTCTGCCAGTGCGGCAAGCTTGACATCACGCTGCAAGGCTACGGCGCAATGATATACGACTATCTTGTGCGGCACGGCAAGCTGAATCCGAACGAAGCCGCGATTCGTGAAGCGTATCGTCGCGGCAGTCACGCCAGCCGCACCGCTGAACGCGCATTGCGTGCGCAGCACATCGGCGAAGTCGTGCAGGCGCTTAACCCCGACAAGGCGGAACCGTCGCAGCTGCTTGACTGGTCTACGAAATGCGAACTGCTGACGATGTATTACAGCACGCTTCGTGCGCGCAATCTTCCGCTTCAGCTATGACTATTGAACTGACTGACGCGCAGCAGCGCAAAGTTGTATCACTACTGCGCCGTCTTGACGCAGCCTGCAAAGGCCAGCTGAATACGCAGAATCTTGTCAGAATGATTTACTGCGAAATCAGCGTATCGCAACGCAGGGCGAAAAGATGCGCTTCCAGGATACAGAACAAACAATAAATAAACATCAAATTCACATCAAATTTCAGTATTATGAAACTTTACATCATCAATCCAGACAACGGCCAGCTTGTCACACCGAAAGACTGGCAGAAGGAAGAAAACCCGACGCGCGCGAACTTCGTCGTCATCGAGAACAACGACGGCACGCGCTTTCAGATGTCGAAAAGCAGAATCGCAGACGGTGCGCGCCTGACTTTCGACGACGCAAAGAAGAAGGCCGCAGAAGCAGAAATTGACGGCTATTCCGGCTTCAATCTTGGCAGTCTTGACAACTGGGCGTCTGTCTACGAAGCGCGCTTCATTGAAGGCGACATGGATCTTGACGGCGTTCTGAAGCTTATCGGCGGCGACGACTTGTTCAACTGGTGCTGGGTCGACCGCGCTTTTCAGTCGTACAGCAACGCTGCCTGGGTTTTCGGCGGCAACCGCGGCAACTTGGGCAACGGCGGTCGGCTCTCTACGTATTACGCCAGGGTGTTCCGCGCTTTTTAGGTTTTATAGTTCAACCTTTCTACCTTAAAACCTTACGAATATGGCGAATTCATTGAACAAGCAACTGCTGCTGGGAAATGTCGGTCAAGATCCGCGAATCGGCGAAGTCGGCGACAAGAAAGTCGCACAGTTTTCTGTCGCTACGTCGCGCAGGTTCAAAGACCGCAGCGGTCAGACAATCGAACAGACCGAATGGCACAACATCGTCGCATGGTCGCCGCTTGCAGAAATCTGTCAGCAGTACGTACACAAAGGCAGCAGCGTCTATGTCGAAGGCGAAACACGTCATCGTGAATATCAGACGCGCGACGGCGAAACGCGCTATATCACCGAAGTTGTCGCTTCGCAGCTGATTTTGTGCGGCGGCAAGCAGAACGACAGCGGCAACAGTGGCAGATACACTGCGCCGTCAGCGCCGGCCGGTCGTGAATACTACCAGCAGGACGAACAGCCGCGTCAGCGCCAGGCTGAAGCGCCAGCGACGCAGACGCGCACAAGACCAGCCGCGCAGCCAGCACCGGCACCAAAGACTGACTTCAGCGGCGACCTGGGCATCGGCGCTGACGGCGAAGCCGCTGACGACCTGCCATTCTAACACTTAACAACGCAACGAAA